GCACCCATTAATTTTGAAAAATCAGGTACAACATCAATATTCACATCATTTATATCACGTACAGGACCTTGAGATTTAATCATCTCATCTACAGTTGCTACTACAGGAGTATTAGAACCACCCATCATATGAGGAGCTCCTCCAGCCCATCCTACAGCTTGTGAGGCATTAAATTCACCTCCATTTAAAGTTCTCCATTCCCCTGCTTGAGCAGTTTCATTTAATATATCTAACATGGGGTTACCTGTAGATGGGATTGGTTTTCTTTCCTCAGCAATTATATCTGAGAATGATGGTTTATAGGTAGATTCTATTTTAGAATAAGGTTTAGTAGTAGATTTATTTTCAGTTAAATTAGGTTTACTAGCAGATTTTACTGCTTCAAGTAGAATATCTCTCATTTCTTCTTGAATAGCCTTTTTAACTTCTTCTCTAATTACTTTTCTGAATACATCTAATTTCATACATATAAATATTTAATATTAAAACTTATTTTAATCTGGTGTTACGGGACCATCGATTGTATTATCAGGATTGTATCCTATTTGAGTTACTATATCTGTTATATCTTGATCTGTAGGCGAGTCGTTACCTTGATCACTTGTTCCTGTTTGTCCTTGTTTATCAATATAAAATTGTCCTTCTTTAATCAAGACTTGATCATCTGTAGCATAAGTACCTTTACCTTCATATTGAATAACACCCCTTTGATCAGCTACTATTACTCTTCTTCTTAATAAAGAAATACCTTCATCAACTACTTCTTCTTTAATTATATCAATTGTATATCCATTGTATACTGAAGGTAATACTGCATTTCCGTATTGTGCTGTAGGGAATAATTCGTCTAATGTAGCTAAGCTATTATTTAATGAATCTATACTTCCTTGTACAGCATCTAATAAACCCGCATCTCCAGAAGTATAACTACAATCTCTTAAATTTTTATATAAAATATTAAGACCTGTTAATAATCTAAGAATTTCTTTTCTAATTCTACCTATCTCTAATAACACTACTCCAGATAAAAAACCAGATATAGTATCAACTAATTTTTCCAAATCATTAATAAAAACAGTAGATGTTGAGAGAGTATCTGCTTGAGAATTAGTAGAAGCATTAGTTTGTGAAACTACAGGTGATCCTCCTCCTCCTACTGCTAATGGTGTATTTAAACGTTTTAAAACTTTCTTTATAAATTTATAAACTTTAATTAGTACATTAATAATTTTTAAAATACTATTCATAAGTTTAACTATTTTTTGAATTTGAACAATTGCTCTATCAATTGTTTGAACTTGCTTAACTAAAAATCTAACACTTTCTTTAAATCTTTGTGGTTGAATTATACCTGCTAGTTTTTTATTTAATTCATCAGCATTTTTAGATATAATATTATTTGCAATATTAATAGGACTCATAAATGGAACTAATTTCCTCGCAAACGATTTTAATAAAGTAACTTTAGTAATAATTAATTGAGTAGGATCTGCTGCTGCTCCAATTGTATCACTAGTAGCAACTAATGCTAAATTTATTTGTTGAATAGTTTTTACTATACCACCCCCACCAGGAATTATATCAACTAAATCATCAGGAGGTACTATATCCTCTAAAGCTAATCTAATTTCTTCAAGTGATGATTGATATGATAATAATCTTGCTTTATATTCTTCTTCAGTTTCGCCTGGTAGTTTATCTGGAGTTAGTTTATCTTCAATATCATTGACAAATTTTGTAATGTCAGTTCCAAATTTTAAAAGTTTAGTTTCTAAAAGACCACCAGGAGGCATAGCTTTAGTTAAAATATAACCTAAGGGATTACAAAAATCAATAGAATTTATTTCCCTTAACACACTATTAATCTTGAATAAAACGTCTAATATCTTTTCAGTACCATCGTTTATTTTTTCAGGTGCAATTTCGGTTAATATTCTAGATAAGCCAGCAGGTATTCTCATTATAATGTATAAGTTTTATTAGATTTAATACCTTTAATTTGTGTTTTAAGCCTTGTAACAGATTTTATTAAACTTTTTCCTGCTGTTCTTACTACAGGAATACCTATCCCATTACTATCTTTAGCTTTAGAGAGTTTTTGACCTAAATTATTTAAGTCATCTAATATATCAATTAATAAATTTTCTAAATTATCACCTTTAATTGCAGGTTGTGGTTTAGCTGTATCTGTTTCTAGACCTAAATAAATTTTTTTGGCATTAACCACCATATCTCCATCGGCATCAAAATTAATTGTACCTGCAGAAGAAAAACCAATTGCTTGTTTAGCAAATAAAAATACAGAATCATCCTTAGAGTTAAGAGTAACTCTTCCAGAATTAATTATTATTTGGTCTCCTAAATAAGGAAAATCAGGTGTATAAGCCATAATTATTGAGTAAATGAATTACTTATTAAATCTATTTTATTAAAATTAGTATCCATATAATCTAATTTCATAATATAAGTTCCACTAGCTCCACTCATTACTATTATTTGTTTAGTTTGATTGGTATCTATTCCTGGTCCATATCCTTGATATTGTAATGGACGATCTAATTCAGTTGGGTATACAAACTCAGTTATACCTACACCTCTAGGATTAAATTCAGTTACAGTTTCTAATTTTATAACAACATATTTACCATTTTTCTTTAAAATGTTAAAATAATTACTATTACTACCTACCATTGAAGTTGAATCAGTATCTAATATTCTTAAAGAAGCAATTGGAATTGGTTGTGTTGTACTTCCTGTAGGTTCAGGTGCACTAGAAGTTACTGCTAAACTAGCTGTAGGTGGTGGTGCTATAGGAGTTACTGAAGAAGTAGCAGCTAAAGATGATGTAATTAAAGATGATGTTACAGGTGCTATCTGAGTAATAGATTCTGTTACATAATATAATGGTTCTGGTTGTTTTAGATTATCTGCTTCTTTAGGTGACTGATCAGGAGTAGTAAATCTTGGGTCAGGTATTTGAAGTGAACTATTAAATCCTGCTCCTAATGTAACATTAAATGATTTTAAATTTTTAGAAGCATATTCTAAAGGTATATCTTGCCCAGCACATAAATAAATAGATGAACCATCATTATTAGGATCTTCATAAACAGGAACCCATGGATCAGAATTAATATCTATATTAGATTGATTATTTCTAATAATAGTAATAGGCATTCCAGCAGTACCTTGTGAACTCCAAGGATTATTTATTGTTTTTTGTTTAGTAGTAGAAGAAAAACGAATTGAATTACCAAATCTTCCTTCAATTAAAATATCTCCTTCTTCAGGTAATAAACTGCGTATATCTTCTTTTTCAGTAAATGTATGACCAAAATTTAAAGCCCCACCATTATATGACTTAATATCAGGAAAAGCATTATGTTGAACACTATTCCATAATCCTACTGTAGTTAGATAATAAAAGGTTTTAGCTTGTGGATCATCATTTAATCCATATGAAGGAGCATTTAATACCATTACTATTTCCTCTAAAACAGGATATTTAGAAATGTTATTAAATAAAGGTTTTGCTATTAAATTTGAAGGATTATCTTCATCTACTATAGTTCCTAATGGAGTAAATTTTACTGAACCTAATCCAGCCCAACCACCACCATCAATAAAAAAATTCTTTGTCTTAGTTTGAGGAGATAATAAAATATCATTAACACGAGCAAAGAAAAATAGACTTTTACCTCCATTTCCTTTACCTGATGTTATGTTAGATATACTCTGCTGTAAACTAGGATATAAACTACTCATTTACATTTAACTTTCTAATAGGAATTTCTTCTTCAGATTTAGTATTTAATTGCTGGATTGACTCAAATAACATTTCTTTTTCAGCATCTGAAATTAACATACTATCTTCACCTGCTGAAGAATTCATAGCTCGTTGTACTATACCAGCCATTTTAATTAGAAGATCATCATTTTTAACTGATACATCTAAGTAATCTTTAATTAGAGGAACAATTATAACAGCATCACCTGCTGAAGTAATAAAAGGTTTTAAACCTTCTATTAATCCTCTAATTTCTTTTTCTTTATTAGAAGAATTAGTGTGTATTTCTTTAAGTAGATCGGCAAATGTTTTTTTACCAAAAAGAGTTATACTATTAAAATCCATAATATATTTTTGTTATAAATATAACTTCTATTAACTTTTTTAATAATTTAAACTAACAAAACCATAATCTAGATATTGATTTAATAATCGTCTATATACCTTTTCTAATTTTTTCATCACCTTAGTTATCTGAGGGGTATCTTGATCGGTTTGTTCTCTAATATAGATATAAATTCCTTTCTTATTAAAAATATCTAAACTTTCTCTATGTCTAAATAATTGCATTACGGCGTCAGCTGTTTTAGCATCTTCATGTTCAGGAAAAATTTTAAATAAATAAAGATCCATATATTGAATAAATTTATCCATAAAATAAGTTTCACCCATTAAAGGTTCATCTAGACCCTCTGAATTATTTACTATATTTAAAACAATAGTTTTATCTTCATCTATAGCTTCCACGTCGGCTTTACCCTTTAGCTTTTCATAATTTTTATTATTATAAAGAATTAGATAACGTTTAGCAATCGTGCCAAAATACGAGAAAGCTTTACCTTTCGATTGATTATATAAATGTAGTTTTTCTAGCAAGAAAGCCGTTACTTCATGTTGAAGTTCAGCTATGGTCTCTACCTCTGTATAATAAAATTTGAAAGTATGAATAATGTTTTCTGTTAATTTATGAAAACCATAATCTATACGTTCATTATAAATTCTATTTCTCTTTACAGGGTCAGTTTCAGCTAAATATTCGATAATAGCATCCTCAGTATCCTGAGTGAAGTACATTTTTTTAGTTTTAGGTTTTCTTTTACGAACTGTTCCCTTTTTTGTATATTGTACTTCTGTTTCTTCTTGGGGAACGTGAAGAATTTTAATTTCGGAATTTAATACCTCCATATTATTTGATGAATTTAATGTAATCCGAAAGTGCTTCTTGGATTGTTTTTAAGTTAGTAAAGAAAAAACCTACTTCATCATCTGATTGAAATAATTGTTTATTGTCAATTTCTTTAATTTTATCTTCTGATGTTTTTACTAAATCATAAAAGTCAAGAATATATTTTTCTTGAACATTTATAGTATTTTCTAATTTTTCTACTTTTCTAAGTAGATTCCAAATAATGTATCCTATAACTCCTAGAATAATTACTCCAATATTAATTAGTATTAATGTCATATTATATATTATTTAATAGATTTGCAAACGGTGCGTCTGGGTTAGATAATTTAGGTGTTTTAACTGAAAATTTATTAGGAGTTTTAATTTCTACCTTTTTATCTTGTTTAAATTTAGGTAACCATTCTTTTTCAAATTCAATACGAGCAGCCATCATATCAGCCTGATGTAATATTAATGGTAAAGCTGTACGTGGTTTTTGTTCGGGCATATAAGTCATAAGATATTTCTTATTTCCTTCATCATATAAACCATCATGTGTCTGAATAGCAACCATTTCATTAAATGAATACTGAATACCATGTGACATAAGTAAAAATAGAGAACGATCGGGAACTGAGGCAAATGCTAATTTAGTATTAAACATATAATCTTCTCCTAATTTATCTTTTCTCCATTGATCAGTCTGAGGAATATATGCTTCATGTTGATCGTCTCCCATTTTACCTAAATCGTGATTTAAAGCAGAAAATACTAATTCCTCTTTAGTATATGTAGAAACATCAGCACCCATTTCTTCCCAGACATTATGTAATTTGAGGGAACAATCAATTACACGTAAAACATGATCAACATACCCTCCAGGAAAAGCATTATGATATTCCTTCTTATGTGCTGCAGGCATCATAATGATACGTTCTTGATATTTATGGTAAAAATCTAATAATTGAGAACGTCGAGGTTCCTCAATAAAGACTTTAATAGTTTCTTCTAGATCAATCCAATTATTTTGAATTTCTTGTGCGTTTAATTGCATAACTTTTATTTGTTAAATGTGTTAAAAATTTCATCTATTAATTCATAGATGTTACTATATGTTCTAATAGTAGTGGAAGTTAATAACTCTGTTTCAGGTAGCCAAGTAATTTGTGTAGGTTCTTTTAATAAAACCATAGGATATGAAGTACATTTAAATGTTTCCTCTAAAGTATCTCCTAATTTATCATTGGTTGAAATATCAATATTGGTGTAAGGTATATTTAAGGTATCTAACCCCTCCCTTAATTGTTTACAATGTCCACATCCACCCAACGTAAACATTACCATTTCCCATTTTCTCATCTTTCTATCTTATCTATTTTTTTCTTTTCCCATACCCTAATTATACGGAATAAATTTTTAATCTCCAAATCTTTTATATGAAGTTTATATGACTCTTTAGATGTCGATATAAATATATAAAATCAAATTATTCCTCAACTTCCTCTATAAAATCATAACCCTCATCGAGTTGAGATAATTTATAATTAATATCCATGATTCTACCGTAAATTTTAGGAGATAATAAATGTTTATATTCACCAAAATTTTCTTCTAAATCTAAAAATAAATTATAGACCTCATCTCTAGAAAAATCTTCCCCTGAATTCATAATTTGTTCAATCATATCTAAAGATTGAACAATTATAGGTTCTAACAGGGGAATTAATTGTTTGTCAAAATTATCTTCTTCTATTAATTTCATCATATTCTTTTATAAAATAATAAACTACTATTGGGTGAAAAAATACAGTAAATATTAAATCTTTTAAAGTAAGTTTCTCTACCCCATCACTACTAAATGAAACAGCCCAAAAAATAAAGGCTATTAGTAAGCCTACCTGCAAATACGCCATACCAACCATCAGTATATACCATAAAATCACACTACTCATAATAAATTCCTTCATTAACTTTAAACATTTCACCAAAATTCTCAATAGTTTGAATGGCTTCTTCAAAAGAAATTTCAAAAAATTCCCTAGAGGAACCTTGAAACGAGTTCATACGTACAGTCTCCAAATTTTGATGTACAATTTGCTCTAAAGCATAACCATCAGATACAGGTAAAGCCCAACGTAATTGCCATTCAGAAACTATTCCGGCACCATTAATTTGTTTTACCCTAGAGATAGGAGAAACAGCTTTACCTATTTTACATATCCCGGGATAAGCCTCGTTAGTTAAAATATACACGTATTGGCCTTTAGTGGTTGAGTGGTGTAATTTAAGAGCTGACTCGTGCCGGTTCCCATACATATATGTCCAAATAGCTTGTTGAGATTCTTGATCTAATAATTCCTCCTTATGTTCGATAATAAAATCGAAAGAAATAAAATCTAGGAGTTTACCACGTGGGATCTTTTTATATTTAGTTTTCAATTCCTGGAAATTAGATTTCCAATAAGAAAATTGTGAATACTCGTTTAAAGAAGACTGGGTACTATCAGTATGGTAAAGTATAAGTTCACCGTGAGATTCCATTTCTAGGGCCTGAGAAATATTGATTATTTCCATGAGGAGAAAAATTAAATTAAAATTGCTTTAACTACCTTAACATCAGTACCATATTGGTGATTTTCGGGAGAAACTCTTTCGTGATTCCCGTAATACCATTGAGGATTAACATTTAAGGCTAAATCTATAACTAGAGGGGTATTATCGGGAAATTCTATATCGTCATATCCTCCTTCATATCCCATAGTAACTACTCTTAAATCTTGGTCTTCTATTTGGGATAGTATTTTGATTAGTTCTTTTACGGTCATAGTTTTTCTATTTCTTGTTGAACTTCTGAGTAAAATTTAACTTGTTTATTATTTACACCATATAGATTATGATGACTTCTTAATATTTCATCAACTGTTATTAATGCACATTGTTTAGCTTCATTATGAGTATAAGATATTACTACAGTTGGATTATTATATATTGAATATGTTCTTAAATATTTCCTTACTAATTCTATTGCTTTTTCTTTTGGTGTCATTTTTTATTCAATTTTGTTTCTAACCCATTTATAACATAAATTGCTGTCTTGTAGTTGGTTGCCAAGGGAATATTATATACGTTACAAATTCTAAGTAACATATGCACATCTACTTGATGCGGGTGAACATCTAAAGGATCAATAAAAAATATAACTCCATTAACCTCTCCATCTGCTATTAAAGAAGCAATTTGTGCATCACCTCCCAATGGTCCTGATTTCAAGCATTGTACCTTTAGTCCTGCATGTTCAATATGTTTACCTGTAGTACCTGTAGCAATTATTTCAACCCTACTAAAGAACTCTAGTCTTTTCATTATGAAAGCTACCATATCTGCTTTCTTACCATCGTGTGCTATTACTGCTAGTTTCATTTTTATCTGATTTTAAGAGTCCACACTCGTTTTAACCTTATACTGTTATCGTGTTTGAATCTACCTAAGTATTTGTATACTGATAAATTTTTACTCTCAACTACCCATTCATTATCTTCAAGGCGGTGATTATTTTCAATTGTGATTGTATAGCCAATAAATCTAACTAGTTTGTAATATAATTTTCTCATTAGTTTTCAAATTTAACACGTAATGTATAATATTTTGTTTCACTGTGTGCTTCTCCCCATACTACTCTAATATGAATTGTAGCTTCTCTTCCTATAAATGACTGTAAAAATATCATACTACGTTGAGGAGTATAATTATATTTACTGTAAACTGAAAGTAATGTAGGAGAATATGGTTTATCAAATGATGTATGTGAAGTCATTTCATACCCCACTACATTAGTAACTGAAGTGCTATTTAAAATTTGGGGTAAAGTTAATGTTTGAAATCCATATGGAATTGCGGTAGTTAAAGTATTATTGGAAGTTAATCCTAAAAATGAATATACAGGATAATTCCATTGAACATTTTCTGGGGTAAAGAAAAAATCTGAATCAAACCCTGTTTCAATTAATGGGGTACCATTAACAATATTTTCTGAATTTAATTGATCTGCTATACCTTTAACAGTAAAGTAACTATATCCCGAATATTTGATGTGCCAAACTCCATCGGAATCCTGGTAAGAACCTGGGTTAACTTGAGTGTCAATTCTAAAAGCAGCATCACACGTTCCATCAACACAAACTGGGGTACTTTCTTCTGCAATAGAGCAAGAAACTAGTAATAAAAATAATCCTAACAGAAACAAAACCTTTTTCATAAATAATACATTTTAAATTAATATAGTGTAATATACGAAAAGAAAATTGGAAAACCAAGCGTATATGCAAGGGTTTTCCAAAAAAATTTTTTAAAAGAGGATTTTGCGAGTTTGTGGAATGTGGGTGAAATGGTTATTTCGAAATTGTGATATATGAGTATATATGAGGGGGTGGGTGAAAGATCGTTTTCGATCTGGAGGGTATGGATCCCTTTCCCTATCCGCACCCGCCGCGCGTATGGACAGCAACGCCGCGTGGGCGGCGCGCTATAAGCCGCGCACGATCGCTATCGGCCCGAAATCAAACGAATTAGTCCCACTCTTCGAATTCTTCTGCCTCGGGATCATCCTCATACATCCCCTCAGAAATATCATCACAGGCGATATCTAAGTGCGTAAGTGCGTTTTCTAATTGAAATTTTACGTTATTATCGATCTCGTTGTATAGCTCATCATTATCGATGTAATCTAGCGTACGCTCCAAATCATCCAATAGATCTGTTAGTTGGGCGCTTAATTTGGTAAGTTGTTTAAGTGTATTCATAATGTATAGGTTTTTTACCCATACATATATGGGGGATTACTCCCCCACAGGTACTTCTGATTGGTATGGTACTAGGTCTGAGAATTTAAGTTTAACTATCACTCGTTTACCCATCACGTGGGTGAAACCGGTAAAGCCTATTCTACCTAATTTACCCATATTACATTCGTAATCATCTAATATCACTCTTTCGTCTAGGGACGAACGGGATTGTTTACAAATGCATCCAATGTCTTGATTGTAAGAGTAAGTTGCATCGCCTTTATAAGCTTTTCTTTTAATGTAAAATGGGGTACCGT